CGACTTTCTCCACCCGCCCTTGTCTGAAACGGACCAGGTTGCCATCTACCCAGCCGCCCTTTGCAGCATAATCAGTGGATTCTTTGTCTATTCCAGGCCGGAAGTCTATCGCTTGCAGTGGCATACCTTATGCCAATCGAATGATCGCGCCTGTAGCGGTAGGTGAAGGGAATACAACGGTGAAATTGCCTGCTGTGCTTGATTTATCAGCACCAAAGTCTAAGCTGCATACCGCTTTATTGGAGGCAGAGCTGTTGTATATAAGGGCCCCGCGGACACCGCTTAGAGTCGCAGTGCCAAAGGTGAGGTCTGTGAAGTCGCACACCGCAGTGGAGCTCGCCAAGACTGGCGTAACGCTGGTCAGGGCGTTGCCCCCGCTTGTGTAGTTGGTGCCAGAGGCTTCCTGAGTCGTTGTGAACGCCGTCGTGCTGGCGCCTAATGTTGCCGACGATGTATATAACGCTAGTTTAAAAGTGTTGCCAGAGCTCGCAGTAAAATTGTGAGTGCCAACAAGAAGCTCTTGCTTGAATGAGTTTGCCACTGCATTTGAGATCGCCATTAGAGCTCCTTCAGTATCTTAGCTAGATCAGCGTGCCCCTGGCTATTTAATAGGTACGCCAGAGTCGTGCGATCACTAAATATCGCACTCTTCACATTCCGCAAGATTACCTCATATAACTGCTCGCGAAAAGCCTCTACCTGCTGACGTATGTGCGGCGGCGCATCCTCTGAGATCCCTGCGATTTGATCTATCGCTCGTCTCGCCCAAAACTCCGGCGGGTGACCTCCATTGTCAGAAGTGGCGACACCGACCGCTCCTACCTCTACTCCCACGTTTGCACTAATCATCCCTTGTACGGCTCCGGTGCTGCTGGCAGTTCTACCTTCTGAAAATTGTATTGTGCCTGGGCTTCAGCGAACTGGCTGCGCTTACAAACTAGCCATTGCCCGTCCTCATCTGGCGTCGCTAGAAGCGGATCGTCTAAACGGTGATATCCATATAACCGTTCATGCGGCTCTACATTACTGTCCAGTAGCGCTGACCTAGGGCTGCATCCGACACTGACACCATTGCTAATGCAGCGAGAAACCCAAAATTCTACACACGCCCTGCCAGCTTCTGCAAAATGCAAATTGTGCTTATAACTAAAATCCATTCCATACAGGTCTATGTGCCCAACTTTGTTATATAGGGCAAACGCTATGGCATACGCCACAGTGGTATTCATGTATGCGCATTTCTGATCGCCGATCACATCATTGATGGGATACTCCACCACCGCGGGAACTCTCTCATCAAGCTCGCAGGAGTAGATTGGGGTCGCGGGGTCGAACTCAGGCAGCATGCGCCGCATGACGTCTGTTTGATTGCCGGCATCTTCTGTGTCGAGGTAGCGCGACGCTGGGTCCATCATAAAGACTCGGTCGCATTTAAATACGGAGATACTTGAGTTAATACACCAGACTTCATCCCAGACAGCGCTGTTTTCTCTGCCTATGACATAATCAATCTGTGATGCGCCTAATCCAATTATTGCTACTTTCTTTCCTTCTAGATCCCTGATTCTAGACACTCTACGTCACTCCTGTCCTCAACAAGTCATATCTGAATTCATCTCTGGTGGCGCGGCCCTCAGACACATTTTTCATCCTGGCGATGCCCTCTTTGAATCTCTGCTCAAAGGTTCCGATCACATCTGGCGGCTCTTTGAGAAACACTGCGGCTTCTACAAGCGTGCCGTAAAACAACGGATCTGGATGATCGGTAGACAGCAAAGTGGTGCCAGAGTCCGTGCCTACGGTGAGCGAGGGAGGCTTGTGCAGGTAATGCAGTTCGATCGAATAGCTTTGATCTGGCACTGGAGATAGCTCAAAAGCTGTGTTGTCAAATAGACTGTAGTATTTGGGCCGTCCGGTGACTGTCGTGTCTGGACTAAACTCCTTGATGAACGAGGGGTGCTTATAGTCTAAGTAGTGATACTTGTTACTCGAGATCACCGCCAGAGAAAAAGGTGCAAAAAAATCAGATGGTGTAGCCAAGAACCTGACAGTCGCAGTGACGTTGCCGGTTACGTTCTGACGCTGCTCTGGCAGCTGCACCAGCTTGAATATGCGGCTCTCAGCCTCTTTAATGAAGGTGTCTAGGCTGGCGTTGAAAGTTGTCTCATCGACCTGCAAATAATCTTTAACTGCCGTCTTGAGAGTAGCGAGTGTAAAGCTCATGTCGTTGTCACCGTCACCGTTCCGACACTGGCCGTCAGTCCAAACGGCGTCAGCTGGGTGCCTAATTTACCTTTGCCGACGTTAGTGTACACCATGAAAAAGTTGCCATCATTGCCGTCTGCAGATGGATCAATTCGAGCGTCTCGTACTGCCTGTGGATCAATCGGTGGGGGCTTGGGCATCAATTGCGGGTGCTTGGGAGACCATTGATCTGGGCCAACCAGCAGGCCGTCCCAGGTCTTTTTCATGTCCTTCAGCTTGTAGCGAAAACCCGTGATATCACATATGCCGTAAGCATTTTTGCCCGGTGCAAATGGCATCAGGCAATCCTGTAGATTGTCAGATCGGGCGCTACTTTAAATGATGCTCTGCTCTGATCCTGGCTCAATGCTCGCTCAAACTCTTCTTCATAAAGCTGCTTTAGCAGGGGCACCTTCTCAGGCGCGCGTTTTAAAGCCATGTAATAGGCCAAACCCGCAGCCAGGCACGGAAAAAACCGAAAGGGCATTTCAAGGGTATTGGACCCAACGTCTGCGTCATCCATTCGTACCAAGACGTTCACATGGATAGTGTAGGTGCTGTTTTTGTCTGGAGCCGGCCAGACTGTAATAGTCGGGCTAATCTGCTTGTCAACAAAGTATTGATTCGGTTTGCCCGTAGTGGTTTTTGTTGAAATGTGAGCGTATTCAGCCCGGGATAACTTGCTAAGCGGCACGTCAGTGGTTGTGCCAGATATGGTCTCCCTGACAAACACGTCCAACACATCAATAATGCTGGTTGGAGTGGTTGCGTCTATCTCATAAGTAATAGTGTCTTTGACCGCCGAAATGGTTTTGGCCTTAATAGTCCACTGATTGAGCCCTCTGTTGGCCCACTCTGCGAGCATTAGATTCATAGACCTTTGAGCTGTCTTGAGATCGTACCCAGTTCTCACTTCTAGGCCGCAGCGCTCAAATGCCTCTTCGACATAATCTGCTACATCTAGCTCAAAATCCTTAGACCCGCTAGTCGCCATCCTCTTGCTCCGCGTACAGATTATTAAAAATCTGGTTGACATCGAGCGTATAGTCTAAATCAGATTTGCTGTAATGGATATGTTGAGATGGCCTAAAGTCTGGTGCTCCCTCGCCTGTCTCAAACCAGGCAGGATGTGTGACCCTCACGCGATTGTTGGGCAGCGCGACAATATTGCCGGTCCAATCGCCAGCATCAAGCAGCTCGAGCACATGACTTTGCTTATGTTGGGCAGGATCGTCGGCGATTTCATTCTCTGAGTAATCGACCGTAAAATAATATTTGGCAGGGTAGGTTTCCCCGTCAATGATCGCTAGCCAAGGACACGGTGTGGCCCTGTCGAGCACATATACGGCATGATGGTGAGAGCTGCAGTCCCATGGCTGTGCTGCCCACACAGGCATTGGCTCTGGCCACTCTTCTAACGCGGTGTCACCCACCAATGCCGTAATAGGCATGCGAGCCCACATGGCGCCGCCATGCACGTTAGGCTCGTCATCATCGTCATAAGTCTCAGCGCCGGTGAATATCAGCTGAAAACTCAAGCACCGAGTTGGCATCGTAGTCACGGAGATAGCCATCGCGTGGATGAACTCGCCGTGATACTTCTGATGGTTATGCGTGTATTCCCTGCGTACCCAACACTTGAAATGGGGTACGTTACTTTGCAAATATGCCATCTATTTCCCGTATAAGCCGCTCTTTTTGCTCGAAGGTGGACGCATATTACGCTTCACGCCGCCCTTATTGCCGCCCTTGGTTTTCATGGCGCCACCCTTTGCCATGCCCTTGGCTTTCATCATGCCGCCCTTGGCCATGCCCTTGGCTTTCATCGCGCCACCTCGTTTTTTACCCGAGGTTTTTTTCATTTTATCGAGTTCTTTTTGGGTGGTGGCAGCACCTGTTTTTTTGCGGATTTTCATCTCATCAATTTCTTTTTTTGTCACAGCAGCGCCTGATTTTTTACGCAGAGACCGCGCCTCATCTTTTGTTAAAGCACCGCCTTTGGCGTAACCCTTAGACTTCATGGCACCACCTTTCTTCATGCCTTTCGTCTTCATGGCACCGCCCTTCCTTTTTTCTGCTGTTTTTTTATTCATGCCGCCCCTCAACATTTCTCTTAAAAATTTGTCTTTCCCCTTTTTTAACGACCCAGATCGACTTTTCAATTGATCATCACTAGGTGCCGTGAATGAATTAATTCGAGAGCCATCTTTACTTTCATAAACGTATTGCGGAGGGTCACTCAGCAATTGCATGCCCGTGAATTCAAGGGTGCTTACGTCCTTTTTTTTGGAAGCCATGCTATTAATCTCCAGTTATTTAGGAACCCGGGTGGTCTTGCGCCTATTATTCATCATGGCGCCACAACCCCTAGCCTGGAGCTCCACCATCCCACCGTTACGCATGTTACGGGCGATCGCCTCGCCACGCTTGCGCTCGTATTTACTGATCTTGCCGTCTTTGTCTAGGTCGGACTTCTTAGCATCAAACTCCACGCTGCCTCCCGCGTTTTTTCTCAGAAGGTCAGCGTCTGCTTTGCGAGCACCGCCCTTACCTGTAGCAAAAGATTTGACGCGGCCGCAAGCCCATGCGCTGGCTGGGACGTTACGAGAGCCGCCACTGTAATAAGCCCCAAGACCGCGCTTGTAAACCTTATTGAGTGTAGAAACTGATTTGCCGCTACTCTTCGCGTGTTTTTTGACGCACGCCGGTGTGCCGCCGCCACCCTTTTTCGCTGAGCCACCGTTCTTCATTCCTCTTGCCGCGCGTTCTTTTGAGATTCTATCCATTTCTGCCTTAGTCAAGGTGCCTTCCTTGGCTTTTTTGGCCGTCCGCTTCATCTCAGCTTCTTTGGCTTTTTTTTCTGCTGGGCTGAGACCCTCAAGATATTTCAACGGTGTACCGCTGCGATTCTTGGGAACTGGAGCAAATCTCCGCTTCGACATAATTGCCTCGCTAACGTCTCGGCATTGCAGCCATAAGCTGCATAATTCTATCTTGGTTGGACGCCATTCTCTCTGGAGCAGGTGGCGCCGGATTGACCCGTCTTGGGTCCACAATCATAGTGTTTGGCGGCTCTCGAGTTAAAATTTCCCTTGTTGGCGCCGGCATTGTAGATTGTCTGTATTCAGCGTCAGTCACAATTCCGTCGTTGTTCAGATCGTGACCTTGAGCGACAGCTGCACGCTGGTTGCCCATTGCTTCTTGGACGGTCATTCCGCGACCCATCAGTCCCGATAGTCGCGCCATTCTGTCTCTCAGATTCGCTATATCGATGTTGCCACCAAAAGGAAGAGAGACAGAGGTCCGTTCGGGATTGTTCGCCAAGAACTCATTAAGCCTAGCTTGTATACCGGCGGGATC